GGAGCAACAGCCTCCACAGGAGTTACTGGTGCTTGCTGTTCTTCAGGCACAGTGTTGTGTTACATGAACTGCTCTAGTTTACGACAGAAGAGTTAATACGTGCCATCGTCGAATTCGGCGGTGTCCGCAATCGAGATTTCGCCGTCTGTAATTGTGATTCCAGTGCCAGCGGTCACGCTTGCTGGGTCGCCCTGATCGCCTTTGGGGATCGTGAAATTGAAGATTGCAGCGGTGCTACTGCCGCTGTTGGTTACGACAACACTGCTGCCTGCAGCTCCGGTTGTGACAGAACCAACCGTGATGGTTGCGGCTGTACCGGCAGGTCCTTGGGCGCCGGTTTCACCTTGAGGACCTTCGGGACCTGTGGCGCCAGTTGGCCCGGTTTCACCTTGGATGCCCTGTTCGCCTTGGATGCCTTGCTCGCCTTGCGGGCCTTGGGGTCCGGTCGCACCAGTTGGGCCAGTGTCGCCTTGAGGGCCTTGTGGGCCGGTTTCGCCTTGGATGCCTTGGGGACCTTGCGGGCCGGTGGCACCTGTTGCGCCTGTGGCGCCAACGTCGCCGCGTGGGATGGTGAAGTTGAAGACGGCGGCTTCGGATGTGCCGACGTTTGTGACGCTGGCGTCGGTGCCGGCATCGCCTGTGGTTGTTGTGCCAACAGCGATAGTCGCGGCGCTGCCACTGCCACTGCCGCCGGAAATGTTGCCGCCGACCGTCAGATTGCTGATTTGCGTGCGCGTGTCTTCATCGATGCCCAGCGCAAAACCTTCGCCCCAGCTGCTTCCCTTGGGGCCGAATAACTCTTTGGTGGTCGTGTTGATGTACCAGTCGCCACGGCTGCCGGTGGTGCTGTCGGGGGCGCCAGAGCCGCTAAGTAGGTTGTTGAACGCTTCGACCTTTTTGGTCAGGCGGACTAATGCCGTGACCTGGGCGAGTGTTAGTTCCTCGTTCTTGGTGGCCATCAGCGGGACAGCAGATCAATTAGACGGTCCACTTGGTTGGGAGCCATCTCGTCAACGCGCTGTTCCATGTCCTCGTCGCCCGTGTTTTCAGCGGGTTCGGGCAAGGCCAAGGCGTTTTCGGTGCTGGCGGCAAGCTCGTCTTCGATGTTGATGTTGTCGGGCAGGATTTCGCCGCGACGCAGGATTTCAAGCAGCATTGCGTCGCTGATCTTGCCCAACTCGTTCAGCTGGGTAAGAACAGACACGTCTTGGCCGATCAGGCGGTAGTAGTCGAAGTCGCGGTCGATAGAAATTTCAGGCGGTTCCAAGCCGACGTACTGCGCGGCAAAGGCAAAGGCTTGGTTGAGGGCGCTTTCGAGTTCTTGGCTGATGATCGACAGCACGCTGTTGCCTTGGGCCTGGTCGATACGCTTGGCTTCAGCGGATTCGGCAACAAACTTCTGGCCGAACAGCTTGGTAAAGCCCAAGCTGGACATTTGCATTTCCAAGGACTGTAGTTCGGCGGCTTGGGCGTCGAAACTGGTTGCGTCGGCCTGCACGTAATACGCCTTGTTGCCCGGTTGCATGGCAATGGCGTAGTTGACGCCCATCGTTGCGCTGCCGGTCGTGTCGTCCCAGCCTTCGAGGACGAGTGTGGGCATTGCAGCGATGTGCAAAGCGTGGATCAGGTCGGCTTGGCGCTGGTAATGGGTGATGTTCAGGTTGGCGATGTCCAGCAGCGGCGGCAAGGACTGCAACATGCCCCGGCGGTTGCTGTAAATAGGCACCAGCGGGATTTCGGGCAGGCTGTAGTCGCCGGTTTCGCTGAACTCAACGACGTCTTGACCCAGCGTGTACAGGTCGTACTTGCCGGGGTAGATCACCCGCATTTGCTCGATCTGTTCTTCGCCAAAATCGTTTAGAGGGCGAGTCGTGTACTCGTGGATGCGGACTTGAGTAAGGGGTGCGCCAGGCATGGTGCTGGCTTGACGCCATCCCCAAATTTGGGCGGCATCGACGTGGATGAAGTACGGGCGGCGGCCTTGGGCGCGTTCTTCCGCAAGATTTCGCGCTCCCATTGCTGCGGGATAGTCCACCAGGATTGCGCTGTGGCCATAGGTCAAACTGCTAACGAGGGCGCGGCGGGCGTACTCGTTAATATTTGACCCAATGCCGTCGATGTTTTGCGCTAAATCAAGCCAATATTGATCACCCTCGATGTGGATGGGTTTGCGGAGAATTGCGCCAGCGGCGGTTTCGATTAGACGGCTTGTATATGGGCTAAGAACGCTGCGGGCAACGCGGGTTTCGTAGGCGTCGTCGTCTTCGCGGGGTTCTTGCGGCAGATATTTCTCGCTTTGGTCGCGCAGATATTCGGTGCCGTTCGTGACGGCGGCCATCACGCTCCAGTCGGTCATCATTGCGATGACATCTAGGCTGCGGACGAACGGGGATTCGCTGACTACAGCTCCAGTTGGTGGGATGTTGGCGCTGTAGACCACGGCCTGACTCCTACTTTGTACCTATTTTGGCAGAGTGATCACCATTTAGTTTTGTTCGCCCAGTACGCAGCGGACATCTTGCCTTTTGCGATGTTCTTTGCGTGACGAGCTTGAAATGATTCGCGGCGGGCTTTTGCACCGGCTGATTCACCCTCTCGACGGGGTGATCCACTTACTCCCTGTTGGCCGAAGCGGATCAGTTTTACTTTGTCGCCCTCTTTTGCAAGGACGGCGTGAGATTTATTCGGATGGCTTGGCGTGCGCTTGGGTTTGTTGTAGCCGGCAAATTTCTCGCCCCTGTACTCAATCGCCATCGTCTTCGTCCTCCTCTTCGACAGGAATAAGAACCTCGATGCCTTGGGCTACTTTGGCGACAAATGCACCAAGTAGGGCGGGATCTTGGGGTGTAGGAAATACAAAGGCAGCGGTGGTTGTGCCCTCCTCGGCGTCTATTTCGATGTGGACGCAACCGCCGCTGACTGTTTCAATCATTAGCCGTGATATGCAACAGCGATGATCGGCACAACGCTGGGGGTTCCAGAGCTGATGGCCGCGATGCGCATACGGACTTTGTTTGCGGGTTTGCCGGTATAGAAATAGGCGTATTGGCCGTTGGAGTTAATAGTTTTGCTGGTGTCGAGCTCAAACCAGGTGCCGCCGCCGTTAAAGCTGCACTCGAAGGCGAGGGTGAAGTTGGCGCCGCCCGTGACGATGGCCGCAAACGTGAACTCGCTGCTGTCGGCGTGGACCTCTAGGTAGTCGTCAACAGCGGTGAGAGGGGTCGATTCGTGGTGTTCGACCAGGTTGGTGCCGCGAGAGATGGTGAGGGCCATTACTTCCTCCGTTTTTTGGCGGTTTTAGCTGCTTTTTTGAAGGCGGCAGCGGTGGGAGCGCCCTTTGCGCCAGGCTTACGCATTTTTTCGCCGGAACCGGCGGCGATGCGCTTGCGCTTTGCGTGGATGTTGCTGTACAAGCCGCGCTTGGCCATCACTTCCTCCGCTTTTTGCGCTTCATTCCAGCTTCGGACATGGCAATCGCAGTCGCTTGCTTGCGGCTAGTTACCTTTTTGCCCGAGCTGGACTTTAGTTTGCCCGATTTGTACTCGGACATGACCTTTTCAACCTTCTTTTGGCCTTTTGCGGGCTTCTTTTTGTCGCCGTAGTGGCCGGGCATCGGTTAAACACCTACTACCAAACACGATAGTTGGTTTTGCCGAGGGATTCTGGCTTGGCAAGGTTGAAGGTTTGAAGGCAGAGGTAGCCAAGAGCGTCGAAAGCGTGGTCAACTCCAAGGTTTTTGTTGGGAAGGCCGGTGTTAGGGGCGTAGGTCAAGGTGCGGAGGGATTTGATTAACTCCTTGCACTTGGGGTTGATGAAGAGGCGGCGGGTTCCAGATGCGTCGAGGAGGGCGGTGTTGACGCACGTGATCTTGTCGCGGATCTTCCAGGGACTGCGGGGGCTGGACACCGTGAAGCCGGACTTACGCAAAATGTTGTGGTCGGTTGCGCCAACGCCGGCGGTTTTGCGGGCGCCACCCGTGGGGTCAGGGCACGTGATAATGCGTCGCTCCACGCCGTAGCGGGATTGGATTTCTTCGCATAAATCCCAGGTGGTGGCGCCGCCGGTCATGATGATTTCGTCGAAGACCCACAGCACGTCGCCCTTTTTGACCGCGCAGATGGCGCTCATGGGGTCGATGTTGAAGTCAACCCCAATCAACAGGGGCAGAACGGGAAGATCTTGGACGGTTTTGTCGATGTTGTCGTCCGAGAAGCTGATGGC